ATTAACGTTCGCCTTGCGGCTGGGCTTTACGACATGCTATCTTTTGTGCCCTGGAGGGTGCCGATGTTACCTCATACATTCCTGTGCCCTACGCCTTTCCCTTTTGCGTTTTTGTCGAGGAATCAGGGCTGCGCCACTGCGCTATATTAGAATGGCAAATTGTCAGCTGGTGTGAGGTCAGAGAAACTATTGTTCTTTGCCTCTTCTGCCTTTTGCTCCTCAGTCTTTTCTGGAGCCTTAGAAAGCACCTCCATTTTGTAAAGGCGAATTTCGTTAAAGATTCTGCCAGACGGTGGTGTGTTTATGTAGTTATCAAAGCCACACATGGCCTCGATGAATTGCTTCATCTTCATTTCTCCATTCTCGATGACTGGCTTTCCATCATCGCCAAGTTCAACGAAAGGTGCAATCTGCTCCATGATTTTACGATCAAGCGTCTCTAAAAAGACTCTGCAATATGCTTTGTCCTTATCCTGTTCCTTGTACTCAAAGACAAAAGGCAAAGCCTTCCATTCATTGCCAGTGCGCTGGCTCACTCCGCTGCGAGTTTGCAGCAACTTGATAATTTTTCCTGTGAACTCCATAACTATTTCTTTATTTCTGATGTTAATTTTTCCATTTCGATGTAAGCTACTAAACCACAAGCCAAAGCTCCTACTTTCGTTGCCACCAACACGCCAAACCAAGCGATGCCTGTGTATGGTTTATTTGGTTGTGCCATAAGCAGCACAAGTGCCATGATACCTAACACGATAACCGCTGCCAATCGCAGCCAGTTCTTTACAACTTCATTTTTCATAATTATTTATTTTTAGAGGTTTTTCTTCTTTTGCTTGCATGATAAACGCACTCGTCCTTTGGCTTCATCATAAACACGAGCTCATTGCGGTCAATCATCTTCTGAATTTCGCGTACATTGTATGCCCAGCCTGTTTGTTCGGACTCACCATCCTTGCTGATGAACGTTGCCCTGATTCTCGGAAGCGTCTCGCCCCAAGTCTTCAACCTGGATGGCGTAAACATTTGGAACATCTCGCAAAGCCGCTTTCCAGTCACGAACCTTTCGTTCTGTGCTCGTGTGGCAGCAGTGATGGCAGAACCTACCAACTCCGCCAGCTCCTTCCTTATTTCCTTGTCGAGTGTCATCTTGTTAAATTTGCTTAAACTTTATATATTATTTATTCGTGTTTCAGAAAAAAGCCCTACCTTTGCAAGTACCCCTACTATGCACAAGGTGACCTTTTCGGTCGCAGGGCTTATTTTGTGTCCGTTTAGTTTTCTGAGTGCAAAGATATATAAATTCACTTAAACCCAACTAAAACGTCTTAAACTTTTAACATTATTTAAGGTTAAAGCGGCATAAATTGGATTAAAACGGATTAAAATGCTAAGAAATGAGTGTTTTCGGGTAGCACTTGACTACCTTTATAAGAATGGACTCGTTGCTGACCAACGAGAACTGTCTGAAAAGATTGGAGTATCTGAGACTTCAATTTCACAAATCCTCAATAATAGAGTGAAAAAGCCATCAGAGTCCACAATCCGCAAACTGAATGAGGCATTCGGAAATATTTTTAATCCAGAATATTTCCGTGGGCATTCTATTCATTTGCTTCTGAAAGATGTGGCATATTATCTCACGCATCCAGATGAAGACCCATCAAGCACTAAGTATGTCCCTTTTGAAGAAAGAACAAGACAAACAGCAGAGCCTTCTGCTGAATATAGTGCAGTTCCAAAGTGGGCAGACTCTCTCATCCAGCTCGTCGCATCTCAAACCCAAACAATCGAAGATCTCCGCCGCGAGCTCGCATCATTGCGCCAAGAAATCAACAACCTAAAAGCATGAGAAATTAACCAAAATAAAACAATCGTTTCCCCACAAAATCCCTAAAATTGTCTATATCAAACACTTGTCAAACCCCATCCGGATCACTTTGAGAGGATGGTGGAAATGCCGAAAAACAAAGGAAAAAGCCGATAAATAAAGGGTTTCAAGAGATTTCTGCAAAAGTAGAAATAAGGCGAAATAAGGCGATTTTGGCGAAAAAGTTAGTCCATTGTTTCCCCACCTAAGAAATGGTGGACTAACACGGGGAAACACAAATGACAAATGTATGATTACAACAGCAGTCGTTTATGACCATCGAAGAAGGTCGAAAAGCGGCGAAGGACCGCTTGAAATTCGTGTTACCGTGAATCGCATTCCTTATTATATTAATACGGGTGTGCGTGTGCGTGAGAGTCAATGGCAATTTGACAAAGTTGTTGACCATCCGCAGGCTAATGCTTTCAATGAACGTCTCGGCATTCTTATTGACAACATTATGCGAGCCGTTAATACTTGCATAAAAGAAGGGCGTGAAATCAACATCGCTTCTGTACGTCGGCAGGCGTGGCAAGTGACTCACAAGCAAACTGCAATCGAATGGATGAAGCACGAGATTATGCAACTGCCAGTCACAATCGGAACGTACAAGCATTATAGAACATTATTAAAGCGTCTTGAGGCGTTCGGCTGCATGACTGATTGGTGCGACTTCACGCCTGAAAACATCTATAAGTTTGACGCTTTTGTGCGCAGAATCAAAGGTCGATGCTCGAGAATAACAGCAGGCTCGGTGTATAATTATCACAAATGTTTGAGGTCGTTGCTTTCGAGAGCGGAGAAGAGCGAGCTCATTTCTTCTAATCCTTACAATCGTATGCGTGGCGAGTTCTCTCGCGGAACAAAACAGAACACTGAATACTTGACAGAGGACGAAATGGCGAAGATTGAGAAATTCACGCCTGCACCTGGTTCGTGGATGGAGCGAGCAAGGGATTTGTTTATTTTTCAAATGTACACTGGTCTGTCGTTCTCAGATACGCAAGTATTCGACATCGGGAACTATAAGAAGGTCGGTGGCAAATGGTGCATTACGAGCAGTCGTATTAAGACAGGACAGCCATTCGTTAATCAGTTGCTACCTCCGGCTGTAGAAGTGCTGAAGCGGAACGATTGGCAAGTGCCAAGGATGGCAAATCAAGTTTATAATAGAGAGCTGAAAGAAGTCGGTATGGCAATCGGTATCTCGATTCCTCTGCACTCTCACCTTGCCCGTCACACATTCGCCACCTATATGCTTCGTAACGGTGTGAAGATAGAAAACCTGGCAAAGATGCTTGGACATTCCAACATTAAGCAGACGCAAAGGTATGCGAAGGTGCTTGCCGAGTCCGTGCATGAAGATTTTGATATGATTGCAAAGAAAATAAACAAACAGAAAAAGAAAAAGCCATGAAGAAGATGTTGTTTTGCCTTCTGGTTCTGTCGCTTTATGCTTGTAGCAAGGATGATGAGCCGAAAGATCCTGATCCGCCAGAAGAGTGGTGCGTGATTGATTTGAACGAACATTACCAAAACCAAGAGAAGCCGCAATGATTACGGCTTCTCCTTTAGTTGAGCGTTAAGCATAGCCATTTCCGCCTGCATTTCTGCCACTTCATCTTCTGAGATAGATGGTGTTGGCTCCTTGTCCCAGGGAAAGGCTATCAAGTCGTTTGGCTTGTTAATGCCAGCTTTCTTCATTCCTTCAGTTCCGACAGTCGCCATCATATTGTAATAAGTGGACCAACGAGCAGCACTCCACAAGTCACGTTTTCTTCTTTGATAGCCGCGAAGGATGCGCCGTGCTTCCCAGAACTGCAAAATGTAGAGGAACTCTTTGCGAGGGATACCAATTTCGCCCACGAAAATCTCAAACAAGTCGTGGGCTGTTAAGCGTTTTTTTCTTCGCCCTCCTTGCTCTCTTGCTTGTCGATGTCTTCCTCTCCGCCTGGCAAGTTATACCATTCTTTCCTGAGTTCAAAGACTGTCTTAACCGCTTCAATGAGCTCGGCAGATTTGGCATTATACATTAAGTCGGTGTCCTGAATGATAGGCTTCGTGTCGTTTGCCAAACAATACGACTGAATGCTTGCAAGCAGAAGATAAATGGCTTGTTCGGGGTTCTTTGGGTCAAACTCATCAATGGGAACGCCGGTAAAATTGCGAAAGGCAATCTCTGTTGCGTAACAATAAGCAAGCGTCACCTGCTTGCCACAAATGGTTATTTCTTTAGTCTTCATAGTTCCTTTTTATTTAAAAGTTAATAAAACCGCCCGTCTGCTATCGGGTACACCCCAGTGCAACAGGCGAGCGGTTGATAGATGTTTTAGTCCGTTCCGACGGTAACAGGTCCGTACATGTTAAGAGTTCCTGAGTAGGTTGCTTTTTGCCGGTTCTGTGCGCTTGCTTGCAAGTTAGAGAGCTTACCGTTGCCGCTGCACACCGTCTTAACGATGGTGCGGTTGTTAGTGCTGTTCACCGTTACCAGCTTCCAAGGAATCACGTCGTCGCTCACCTTGTCAATCCAATCAGCGAAAGCCTTGCCGGTTGCGTCTGTGCCAGTTCCGACAAGTGCGCCAAATTGAATGTCTCCACTGCGTGCTGTCACGTCATACTCATTCCAAGCTCCTGTTGTGTCTGTTGTGTCTTTAGTCGAGCTGTCCTCGGTGGTTGCCGAAAAATGCACGGTCAAATCAGTAGCAAGTGCCACAAAATAGTTGGTCACTGTGCCTGTCCCCTCAGGGAATACGAGGCGTAGATGTTGTCCTTTATCCATAATTCAGCGAGATTTATGCCAAAGCTCCTGAGCCTTGATACTGGCAGCTCACCTGTATCGTTGTTCGGTTGTTGGCGTTGATAGACAAATCGTTCAAAATAGCTAAACCACTGCGGGCGAAAGCTGCATTTGCTGCTGTTCTGTTCTGGGTGCCTGCTGTTGTCTCAGTCTGATCCCAGCCGACGGTGGTTTTAGAGTCAGAGTTGAAGCGTGTGATGAGCGCACGAAGCGTGGCAAGTGAGGCATCCACATCGTCAACCTGCACACTCCATTGCTTCGAGGTCATCTGCTCCTCGTTCCATCCACCTTCGCTGTCTTTTGTAGTGCTGTCTTCAAGGTTGCCTTGAATCGTCACTTGGCAGTTTGTGGCTTCAGGTACGGCAGAACCGCCGACAAATGCGCGGAAGTTCTGTCCCATAATTTTTGTGAGTGCCATAATTCTTCAACAATTAATTATTTAACAAATTTGATGACAGCCGAGAATTTCTCACCGCCGTCGTACTCAATGAATCCGCCTTGAGCATTTAGTCCTTCTGCATCATTGCGTAATGCTTTCAGCTTTTCGGCAACCTCTTCGCGTGTGGCGGCTTCTACCTTGATTGGTTTTCCAACTTCAAATGCGAGAATTGGAGTTTCATCCTTCGTCTTGCTCATCGTCTTCGTTTGTTACGTCGCACTGATATTGCAATGTCTTGTAGTAGCAAGGTTTCGTCCAATCCCAAGAGGTGCCGTCGGTAGTGAGCGACACGAGGTAAGGCCGTTCGCCTTCCATCGTGGCGATGTAGTTTGCGATTGCCTTGCGGCAGAGCCTTGTCAGTCGCTTCACCTCCTTCGGGCTTTTTGCTGAGATTTCGATGCTTGCCTGCACTCGGTCATCCATGCTTTCCCAGACATCATCCTTTGTCGATTGGTCGTTTTGAAGACCATCGTCCATAATTATAATGTATGGCAAATCCGTATTGTCCGTGTCGGTTGGTGGCACCTCTATACATGTCGAATAGATGCGTCCGCCCGTGTCGTTAACAATCGTCTCATCCGCTGTCAGGGCTGCATAGAATATCTCGTCGAGTTCAAGCATTGCGCTATCAGTTTGACTTGTTACTTTTTCATTTTTCATTCTCTCCCTTCTGGTTTCCGATGGGTTGGTGCTGGCTGTTACCTCAGCACCTTCCCATCGGGTCCACTGGAACTATGAAACCAGAAGAAGAGTGCGAGAGTTTACTCGGTGGTTGGGTCTTCGTTAGACACTACCTTGTAGAGGCCGAATGCCTGGCTCTGGTTGTTTGCACCGTTGATGTAGGTGCTCAGGTCGGTCATAGAGGCTGCGAGGTTAAGTGTGACGGCTGTGATGTTCTTCTTAGCCACGGCTTGAGAAGTTGCATCGACTGAAAGACGAACCTCATCATGGGTCTGAAGAGCGAACCACTCCCAATAACCAACTTCGATGTAGCGGTCTTCTGTTGCTACGAGGTTGCCGGCACTGTCGAGGGTTGTGTTTACATAGTGGCTGACAGTGTAGGGGAAGCCTGCGCACTTGCCATTCTCGATTACGAAGCCACCGGCTGCACCAGCAATCTTCGGAGTTGCCATGAGTTCTGCCTCAGTCACGCGGTCCATAGACAGGCAGACGTTGCCCTCGAAGAAGCCCTTGTTGCTAAACTCTGCCACGGCTGCGAGGATGTTCTTATAAGCATCCGTTCCGAGGTTGATGTTCTTCGGAGTCTTGCCACCGAAGGGACCCTTATTGCCAGTCCAAGCAGCCTGAGAGTAAATCTTCTTAGCAAGATACTCACGCATTGCGATGGCGAACTTAGCCTGTACAAAGGCCATGAGGTCGAAAGCTGCGTTGTCGATAGCGCGGTTGCTGACGGGAACGGTCAAGCCGATACGACGAACGGTGGGAGTGATGTTTGCGAAGTTCAGAACCTGGTCGGTCAGAGCTTCCACTTCACCTACCTCTTCCATCTCGACATCGTTGACGCTTACAGGCCAAATCTCGTTGCCGGTAACGCCCGTTAC